TCGATCAATTTGGTAATGATGTAATTTATGGGTTAAGTGAAATAAAAGAAGCTAATAATGCAGAATTAAATATTAATACTACTGATTCAGATAGGGGTTCTGGTGATGCAGATAATCCTGAAGGTGAAGAATTAGAAGCAAAAGGAGGTGGGTTTAATGAGTAAAAAAACATATATCCGTAATAGTGGTTTGTTTGAAGAGCTGTGTAAAAGAGGAAAAAATTACATAGCTGCAAGAAAACGTGCGGGTGAAAAATCTTCTGCATATTTATCAGGGAGAGCCGTGAAGGTCTGTAAAGGTACCATCAAAGGCGCTGATAAAAAGAGAAAAAAATCTTTTAAAGAAGTCGTTGGTGAATCTTTAAGAGATTGGTTTAAAAAAGAGGATTGGGTTCGAATTGATACTCAAGGTAATATTACAGGACCTTGTGGTACCATGAAGAATAAAAAAAATCCTTCTCGTTGTCTACCTAGACGTAAAGCTCAATCGCTTACTAAAGCACAAAGAGCATCTACAGCTAGAAAGAAAAAAAGAGAAGGTAAAAAAGGTAAACAATTTGTATCCAATACTAAAAAGGCAAAAGTAAAACTTAATAAATAATGAAAGTATCAGAACTTAAAGATTATCTAAGAGAGGAAGTAATTGACATTCTTTCTGAACAAGAAGAAGAAGTGGAAGATGTTGATGTTGATGTAGACGTTGATGTTGATGAAAAAGAAAAAATTGACGTTAAATCAGATGATGAAGTTGTAATTAAAGATAAAGAAACACTCCCTGCAGATGAAGAAGCTGTACAAAAATCATTAAAAGTAGCTTATGATGCTGCAAGAGCAATGGGTGATGATATTTTAACTAACCAAATAGCTAATACAATTACTTATTTCACTAGAAATTTTGTGATTGATAGAGAAATGAATGAAAGAAAAATGAAAAAATCAGAATTAAAAGAAATTATAAAAAGTGAAATTCATGAAGGTTTACCTAAAGGCTTCTATGCTAAAAAAGGTATAGGTAAAAAGAAAAAAATGGATGAAGTAGCTGAATATGTTGAACCAGGTCAAGCATTACTTACTGCTATGGGTGGTATTACTGGCTTAGTAGCTGCTGTAGGTGGAATTAACCAACTTAAAGCATGGTTAAAGAAAAATAAACCTGAAGCTTTTGATGAATTAAGAAAAGTAAGCCGAGCTGCAGGTGGCGCAGTTCAAAGAGGTGGTTTGAGTGAATTAGTTGGTGGTTCAAATGCTAACTCTAATTATAATTCTAATAAAGATAGTAACTTTAATAGTAACGCTAACCCTTCTGGTCAATCTTATTCTGGTTTAGAAAAATTTATGAAAGAAGATGTTCAAAGTATATATACTAGAATGTCTGAAGCTAAATATCCTTTTGAAGACTGTGTAGAAGATAATGAGGGTAAGTATGGTGAAAAAGGTGCTAAAAGAATTTGCGGTGCTATAAGAGCTTACTCTAAGGGTTACATGGAAGAGCAAAAAAAAAAAGCATAAAGGAACGCCCCTTAAGTAAATCTGAATTAGATCGAAGAGAAGATATCGTTTTAGATCTAAAATCCGCTAAAAAAGACTTTGTAAAACGTTACGGTAAGGATGCCGAAGCAGTAATGTACGCAACTGCAACTAAAAGAGCTAAAAAGCAGATGCAAGAAGAAAGAAATGCTAAAATTAAAGGCATGTTAAAAGATTATTTAGGTTGGGGTGGTTTAGATCCTGATCTACAAAATTATAAAGGATTAACTAAAGATTAAGATGTCAACTGTTAAAGCAGAAGAATTAAAAGAACGAATAAAAATACTAGTTCAAAAAATTATCCGTGAAAGGCAACCGTCTCAAGAGGAAATAGAAACATTTGAAATATTAGGTAAATTTCCTTCACTTAAAAAAACTATTGTTGATTTATTAACTATCCAATTTGATGATTTTATTGAAGATATAGATTGGGTTTCACCCAAACCTACCAGCTTTAGAGTAAGATTGCAAAATGGATTTTATTTTTACTTAACCTTCTCACCTAGAAGTTGGATTGCAAATGTGGAAGGTAAAAATTATTACCTATTAAATTTAAATGAATTAGAAAATTGTACTGAGGCAATTGCAAGAATCTTAAGATATCAAATGCCAGGTGCAGATAAAGACTCGGATTTTACAGCTGATGTTGATTCTGGTTCTGGAGGCGGAGGTTCTACAGGTTCTACTGGTGGTGAAGCAAGTGCAGATACTGGTGGAGAAGAGGAAGTAGATATTGACGTTGATACAGAAGAAGAAATAGACATTGAAGCATAATGAATAATATTGAAAAATTAATTAGAGAAAATTGCTGGAGATTTCCTAAAGGTTATCCTGAAACTAAAGAAGATATTGATCTACTAAAATCTATTTTAGAAATTCAAATACAAGAACAAGAGGAAGATGATTTAACTAAATTAAAGTCTGAATTAATAAAAACTATCCAAGACGCTAATGATTTATCTGATTTAGAAATTAAGGCTTATATTAAATCTATAAAAAATAGAGGCTTTAAAGGTGATATATCTAAACAATTAGCAAATAAAGGCTATACTGCAGATAGTTTTAAATTTGGAGACAAAGCGTTAGATAAAATAAATGCAGATTTAGACCAAGCTGATCTATCAGCATATTTTTCCTATTTAAAAAATCCTAAATCTCTTAAAGATTTAAAACCTAGTGGTAAATTTCATGAAGAATTAGGTTTACCTAAAGATTTAGTTAATTCTTTTGTAGATATAGAACCTGGTCCTGATAAAGGGGGCTCATCTATTGGTAAAGCAGAATTATTTTTAAGTTTATTTTTTGATGATGTTGGTAATACTAAAGATATAGAAGATCCAGAAACAGGTAAAATTATAAAAGCTAAAGGAGATAACCAGTGGGAAGGTATAGGTAATTTAGAAGTTAAAGGATATGCAGGTAGGTTAGGACAGCAAGCAGGTAGGGGTGTTGACTTGTCACCTTTATTTTCTAGATTGATACAAGATCTTTTACCTCCTGAAAAAGCTGAAGAGTTTGATTTTAGTAATGTCATGTCAACTTCAATTTCTAATTTATACAAATCTGCTAAAGAAAATAACGTATCAGAAAATGAAATACAAGATAAAATAATAAAAGTTTTAGATAATGTTTACGGTAATAAAGGTATGGCTAAAAATTATTTTAAAGTAGAGAAAGACTTTACAGATCCTATAGAAATAACTAAAAACTTACTTAAACTAAATGCTGAATCTTATTTTAAAGATAAAAGTGTGGATTCTATTTTATTTGTTGATACAAGAGGGGGTGAAAACAAATATGTAAAGGCTAAAAAAGGTGACTTTAATGATTTAGTAGATAAAAAGATAGTTTGGACATTAACAGATCGTCCAACTGCTTATACTTGGACTAACCCTAATCCAAGTTTAAAAATCCTTTAATATTTATAATATATGAAACAGGAAAATAAAAAAAGAATAGACGAATTAATTTACCAATCTTTACTTAAAGAAGATAAACCTGGTGGCTGTGGTTGTGGTTGTGGTGGTTGTAAAAATGCTCCTATGTTAACTGAATCTAAAGTTAAAAAAGCATTAAGTGAAGGATTACAATATCATATAGATAACAAAATATCATTATCAGAAAACGTTTATAGAATAGGTTCTAAAGCTTACATGCAATTATTTACTGAAGCTAGAAAATTATACTCTAGAAATTTATTAAATGTGTCAGAGGCGGATGAGTGGTATCTAACAGAAACTCATATAGGTGAATTTGGTGTTTATGAAGATGTAAAAGTTCCTTTAGACATTCCTATGATTAACGAAGAGCAACTAGATGAAAAGAAAAAATCAGAAAAAAAAGACCCACCACTAGGTAAACCTAAAAGAGGTGGTTCTAAAGCATATTATGTTTATGTCAGAGATCCTAAAACCAAAAGAATTAAAAAAGTATCATTTGGATCAGGTGGTTTAAGAGCTAAAATTAGAAATCCTAAAGCACGTAAAGCATTTGCTGCTAGACATAATTGTAAGAATAAAAAAGATAGAACAAAAGCATCTTACTGGTCTTGTAATTTGCCTAGATATGCTCCACAGTTAGGTTTAGGAGCTAAAATGAATACTTTTTGGTAATGGATAACTTCGATTTAAGAAAATATTTAACGGAAAAGAAAGATGAAGATAGTAATAGGATAGATAAAGCTTCACTTATCTTACCTAGAGGTAAAAAAATTTATCTTCAAGCTGAAGAACAAAATTATCAAAGAGGTTTGATTGTTGAATTAACAGAAGAAGGAGGATATAAAATAAATTACTGGTACGGTCCTGAAGCCAGCATTTATCCAGCTGAAGTAGAAGTTGATGGAGAATCAATAAAAGATAACGCTAAAGAAGTTTACATAAAATTCCATCCAGAATTGGAAAAATGAAACCATATAAAGATAGTTCCAATATAAGAGTTTTTTCTAAAGAAGTAGATCCAATGGATTTAATTTGGCACACTGATCTAGAAGATAGATTAGTTGAGGTAGTAGATGGTGTAGGATGGAAATTACAATTTGATAATGAACTTCCCTTTGAACTTAAACAAGGAGATCGTATATTTATTAAAGAAGGCACCATTCACAGAGTGTTGAAAGGTACAACAGATTTAAAAATTAGAATAAATGGATAATTTTGATTACAAAAAATATTTAGCGGAAGGTAAATTATTCGAAGAAGAGGTCAATTTTGACATTGAACTTAAGGTCCCTGTAGTTTATTACAATCCTGAAAATGGAGAATTATCTGATAACATGTATGAATGGTATACAGAGGACGAAATAGAAGATTCAGATCAAACATTCTATGATGACGGTAATGAATTTAAAGAATTTATCTTAGATAATGACTTTGAACAAGCTAAAAGAATGGAAAAAGATTACCCTAAATTATTTAGAGTAATTAAAAAATTAAAAGAAGATTTAGATGTAGGACATCAAGATAATGAACCTCAAATGTTAAAATCAGAATTAGCTAGAGCAGGCAAAATGATTCAAATGCTTTATAGAGCAATAGATAAATACGATGGTAAAGGTGAAGTAGATTTTCCTCAATGGTGGCAGAAAAAAATTATCCAAGCTAACTCAATGTTAGATAGTGCATTTGATTATTTAGATGGTAAAGAAAATGTAGCTAAAATAGATGCTATGATAAATGAAGGTCATGGTTTATCATTACAAGATGTAGGTATATTAAGATATTTACTTTCTATGATAAAAAAAGATGTTAAAATACAAAGCCCTTCAGGTAGAAAAGATGTAATTAGAGTATTACAATTTTTAATAGATTCCAATATTGAAGTAGATAAAACTAAAGATTTATCTAAAGAGAAAAAAATGGATGAAGTAGTAACTGATAAAGAAGAAGAAAAATTAGGCGATATTGAAAAAGAATTAAATAAAGCCTCTAAAATGCATAAAAGTCAAGCAGATAGAATAGGAAGAATATTAAAAAAATAATTTTTAGACTGATTCATAGCCAGTCGATTTTAAGAAATTTTAGGTAGCTGTGGCACCAAATATTTGGAGCTACAGCTTTTTTTGTGTATATTTAAGTAAATGAGTAGAAAAATTATAAGACCACTACTTCAGGAAATTTACAGGTCTGATCCCTGGAAAATGTTAGTGTGTTGTATACTACTTAATCTGTGCAAAAGAACTACTGTAGATAGAGTTAGAAAGGAATTATTTGAAAAATACCCTACGCCTGAAAAAATGGCAAATGCTGATGAGGATTATTTAATAAAATTATTTAATCCCTTGGGTTTTCAAAAAAGAAGAACTAAATTGATAAAAAAAATGAGTGGTCAATTTGTTAATGGTTTTAATAAAGTAACTGAATTAGCGGGCATAGGAGTTTATGCTAATGATTCATGGGAAATTTTTCAAAATAATAATTATGATGTTAAACCAACAGATAAAGTGTTAAAAGAATATTTAAGATTAGAATGGGGAAAATAAAAAGCGTAGTAATAGTAGGAGCAGGTGTTGCTGGTGTTAATGCAGCAACAACTTTAGTTGATAATGGATTCAATGGTAATATTACCATTATTGATATGGGTAAAGACCCATATTTAAGACCTTATGAAGAGGTTATGACTGGTTATCTAGGAGCAGGTGGTTGGTCAGATGGTAAGTTAACTTATTCAACTGAAATTGGAGGTCAATTATCAAAATATTGTGGTGATGGTAAGGCAATGGAATTAATGAAACAGGTGGTAGATAATTTTGAAAGATTCCATCCACACCCAGAACAAATTATGTTATCAGACCCACAAGAAGAACCAGAATTTATTAAACCACACTTTGGTTTAAGAATGTTTCCTGTATGGCACATAGGTACTGATTACCTACATGAAATTGGTAAAGGTTGGTATGATTATTTGGTAAGTAAAGGAGTTAATTTCCACTGGGAAACAAAGGTGAGTGATATCAATTTTAAAACATGTGAAGTAACATTTAAATCAGTAAAAAAAGAATTTGCTAACATGGATGATGATAGTATTTTCTATGATAAACTTATATTTGGTGTTGGTAAATCAGGTATAGATTTTACATCTCAAATAATGAAAAAATATGATGTTCCTACAGAACAAAAACCAGTACAGATAGGTGTTAGATTTGAAGCACCACAGAAATACTTTCAGAAATTAATTGATATATCTTATGATTTTAAATTATATAGAAAATTTGAAGACGTTAGTTTAAGATCATTCTGTACAAATAATAATGCAGCATACGTTGCAGTAGAAGAAACATATGGTGATTTAAGTTACAATGGTCATGCCAAAAAGGATAAAAAGTATGAAAATGGAATGACCAATTTTGGTATATTAATGGAGATTAGAGGAATAGAAGATCCATTTAAATGGTCAAGAGATGTAGTAAGAAAATTACAAATTAAAGATAAAGGATTATTTTATAGTCCCTCAAGAAAACCAACTATGACATCTGAAGGTGTGGAAGTTTCATCACATCAGATAGAATCATTAGATGTTGTTAAAGTAGCTATGGAAGGTTATTTTGATTATGTTTCTGATTTTATAGATGATTTAGATAAGGTATTTGGTATAGGTGATGATTGGGGTATTTATGTACCTGAAGTTAAGTACTTAGCACCTGAACCTTTGGTTAATTACGAAGATTTATCACTTACAATTGATGATAAAGTTCATTTTGTAGGTGATGCTTTAAGTGCTAGAGGAATTTCGGTTTCTGGAGCACATGGAATTTATGTTGCACAAAATATATTAAAGTTATGAGTATAAGTGAATTAAAATATGAAAATTGGCCCCAAGTTAGGACAGTAAAAACCCCTGATGGTAGTACTGTAAAATTATGGGGTAGACAAATACATTGCTGGGATGGACCAGCTGTTATTACTGAAAATGGATCTAAAGAATATTATTTATATGGTATACAGTATTCATTGGATGATTTTAAAGCTGCTGTAAGGGATAGAACGGGTTTGCCTTGGTATAAAAACCCATCATTAAAAGGAACTCAAAGACACTAATATGATAGTTACACCAAAAATAGTACAAAAAGGTTGGGGTAGAGAAATATGGATTCACAATGATGAAGAATATTGTGGAAAACTACTTCATTTTGATAAGGCAGGAAATAAATTTTCAATGCATTATCACATAATTAAAAAAGAAAGTTGGTATGTTGGTAAAGGTAGTTTTGAATATAGCTGGTTTGATACTGAAGCTGCTATTAAAAAAACTATGAATGTTTTTGAAGGTGATTGTATAACCATTGAAAGAGGTCAACCTCATCAATTGGTAGCTAAAGAAGACAATTCACAAATATTTGAAGTATCAACCCAACATTTTGACGAAGACAGTTACAGAATAGCTAAAGGAGACGTTTTATAGATGGTTACATTAGGTATTAATATGCATCATGATGCTAGTATGTGTATTGTTGAAGATGGTAAATTATTATCATTTATCAATACAGAAAGAATTACTAGAATAAAAAAAGATAGAGAACTTAATCAGGAAGTCTTAGATTATGTTTTAGAAGCTTCTAATAAATCTTTTGATGATATTGATAACATTGCATGTGCTTATTTTAGACCTAATGATTTTATCAAAATGTATTATACTGAGGAGTATGATGGTTTTTTACATAAAGATAATATAAAAGTTGATTGGGACAGAAAAGTAGAATCTCATAATAAACACGGAGGGGAACCTTTAGAATTTGGATATGAATTTAAAGGTGAATTAATGCAATTAAACCACCCTCATGTTAATAATGATGGGTACACAGTATCCCCCAACTTTTTTTATTGTCATTTTAACATTAACAGAAGATGCATACCAGGTTATTTTGTTAATCACCATCTTGCCCATAATGCTGCAGCATATTTTACTAGTGATTATAAAGAAGCTTGTGGTTTTAGTTTAGATAGTACTGGAGTCTATCCTATTGGTAGTAGTATGTTTTGTAGGGCAACTGAAGAAAGAGGATTATTGCAACATTATCTACCTGAAATAATGTTAGGAACTTTATATCAAGAAAGGTGTATTGATTTAGGTTTTGGTGATGGTACCTTTAAAGCAGGTTCTATGATGGGTTTAGCTCCATATGGTAAAGTTTTACCTATAGCAGTTGAAATGTTAGATGAGGTTATAGCTAAAAATTTTAATAGAAAAATTACCAATAGAGATTCTTCAAGTTTAAGATGGCAGTGGTATAAATTAATTAGAAATATACCTATTCCTAAAGAGGAATTACATTATAGGTCTGAAAAATCACTTGATCCTACTTTAATTAAACCTGATTCTAAAATAGGCAGAGACCTTTCAGCTTCAGTTCAATTTCAATTTGAAACCGGTATAATGAAGTATGTAAAAGAATTATATGATGGTCTACCTTATGATAACCTGCTTTTAAGTGGTGGTTCGTTTTTAAATTGTACTTCAAATGGTAATTTAAGAAAAAATGGTCCTTTTAAAAATATTTATTTATTTCCTGCTTGCGGAGATGATGGTACTGCTTTAGGAGCTGCTTTATGGACACAACATCAATGGTTTAAAATACCTAGACATAACTGGACTAATAAAGAAAGAATGTATGGGGGGAGAGAATATAAAAAATATTCTAGTGGTGATTTAGATTATGAGAAGGTGATTAAATATTTATTAGACGATAATCATGTTGTAGCTTGGTTTCAAGGTAAAAGTGAAATTGGACCTAGAGCATTATGTAATAGATCATTTTTAGCTGATCCTAGAAACCCAAACATACGTGATCATATTAATTTTAATGTAAAAAATAGAGAATGGTTTAGACCTTTTGCTCCGGTTGTTCTAGCTGAAAAAGCAAATGAGTGGTTTGATCTTGAAGGTGAATCCCCTTTTATGTTATTTGCTTCTCAAGTTAAAAAACCTGAATTAATTCCAGGTGTTACTCATGTAGATGGTTCTGCTAGACCACAAACGGTTACAAAAGAAGATAATCCTAAAATGTATAAACTTTTAAAACTTTGGGAACAAAAAACTGGAATACCAGTTCTTTTAAATACTAGTTTAAATTTAGGAGGTGAACCTTTAGTGGAAACACCAGAAGATGCTTTAGATTTATTTTATAGAGCTAAAAATAATAGTAAATTATCCCTTGTAATAAATAATAAAATTTTTAATTAATGAGAAAACATATTTTTGAACCTAGACAATCTACTGATCCTACAATGTGGTATTGGTGGCAAAATGGTTTTAATCAAGAAGAACTTGAAAGGGTAGACCAATTAGTTTCTACTTTACCTTTAGTTCAAGCCTCCACTTTAGGAGGTGACACTTCAGATTATAGAAGATCCTCTGTAAGGTGGGTTCCTCAAAATGATGAATCTGATTGGCTATATGAAAAACTTATAAACATGGCTACTGAAGCTAATAATTGTTTATGGAATTTTGATTTAGTGACAGCTACTGAAGATCTTCAATTTACTGAATATTATGCCACTAATAATGGGCATTACGATTGGCATTTAGATACTGGCCCAGATCATTTATCTATAAGAAAAGTATCTATTACAGTTCAATGGTCTGATCCATCAGAATATGAAGGTGGAGAATTAGAACTATTAAGAGGTAGAGACCCAGAAATTGCCCCTAAGGGAAAAGGAGTTGTAGTTATGTTTCCCTCCTATGTAATGCATAGAGTTACTCCTGTTACTAAAGGTACTAGAAAATCTTTTGTTTTATGGTTAGGTGGGGGTCATTATAGATAATGAATTCCAAATCTTCTGAAATATGCCAAAAAAATTGCTATGGTATTAAAAATCATAGTAGTGCTTGTTGCAAAATACAGGATAGAAATTGGCAATTAGGCCCTGTTCGTGATACAGAAGCCTTTTTAAGTAATTATAGAAAAAAATTCCCTGGAGTAAATGTGGAATTTGATGATATTTTTATTACATTTGAGGAAGGTAAAAAACTAAGTCATAAAAGTGCTTGGCAAAATCCTAACAATTATCCTGCTTTAAGGATAAAGGATAATAAAGATAAAAGTTGTATCTTTTTTAATGATACTTTACAACATTGTAGTGTTTATGATATTAGACCTATAATGTGTAGAAACTATAAATGTGATTTTTTAAAAAGTTGTTTAAATGAAAAAATATAAAGTAATATTAATTAGTGGTGGTTTTGACCCTGTTCATAAAGGCCACATTCAGTGTATTCAAAATGCTAAAAAATTAGCTGATCAAGTTTGGATCGGACTTAATAATGAAGATTGGTTAAGAAATAAAAAAGGAAAGGCTTTTATGAAAGATAATGAAAGAAAATTCATTATGGAAAATATTAAAGGTGTAGACTATGTTTATATTATGAATCCTAGATTAGATAATGATATAACTGCCATTGATTTTATAGATCATTCTGTTAGAAAATATAAATCTGAATTTGGAAAGTGGGAAGAAAAAAACATAGCATTTGGAAATGGAGGAGATAGGGTACAAGGTTCGGCTCCTTCTGTAGAGGAAGAAGTTTGTAAATCTTGGGGTATTGACCTTGTATGGGGGTTAGGAGATAAAGTACAATCTTCATCTTGGTTGCTAGAAAAATACCTTAACATAGCTGAATGAGAATAGCGTTTTGTATTCCTGGAAATCAATTTTCTTCTAGATTTCTAAATAGTTGGACTAATTTAATTAAAGCTCTAGATCCTTCTTGGGAGTGGTTTTTTATTAATGGTTATGTGCCTAATATATTCTTTAATAGGCAAGCACTTTTAGAAAGAGCTAAAATGCTTAGACCTACACATTACATGTGGATAGATAGTGATCAAGTATTTAGTTGGAATAATTTTATTAAATTAGTAGAACATAATGTCCCTATTGTTTCTGGTTTATATCATAGATCTTTTGGTTTTGATGGTTCAGGCCCTAAAGATAAATTTGCAGGTGCCTTATTAGGTGGGGCTACTATAAGAGATAAAGATATTAAAAATAGAAAAGGTTTAATGGAAGTTCATGCCAATGGCATGGGTTTTATGTTAGTTCAAAGACAGGTTTTTGATTTAGTTGAAAATCCATTTTATTCTAATAATCCAGATACTTGGGAAGATTTTTCATTTGCTGAAAAAGCTCGAGCTAAAGGTTTTAAATCTTATGTTGATCCTGAAATTATAGTAGGGCATGAAAAAATGGTTGTTATTTAATTAAAATTTAATTATATTTTAGTATGAAAATAGGTTTATGTGGTACTATGAGTGTAGGTAAAACTACATTTGTCAATTATTTAGAAAAAAATTTTGATTTAGGTTATAAATTTTTCACTGAACGAAGTCAATATTTAAAAGGTTTAGGTATTCCTCTTAATTTAGATTCAACATTAAAGGGACAAAGTATATTTTTAGCTGAAAGAGCTAGTGAATTACTTAATGATAATTTTATAACAGATAGAAGTGTTATTGATGTTATGGCCTTTACTAGACATGCTGATAGTATTAGACCAAGTGAAAAGGATGATTTTGAAGCTCATGCTGCTAATTTAATTAATGAATATGATTTAATATTATATGTTCCTCCAGGTGACATTAAAATTGAAGATAATGGTGTTAGGGAAACAGATGCTGATTATAGAAGATCAATAGATCAAGAAATACAACGTTTACTTGTTAAATATAGACATAAAATTAAAAATTTAGATACATTAGAGGGTAAAAATAAAAGTAGATATATTACATTTATGAGTGCCTATAATAAATTGATTAAGTAGTCTTTACATATTTATAATCAAAATATTATGAAAGAACTATTTAGCTCTGAATTCTTTAAAAAAGATAATAATGAAAAAATTATGGAAATGTTTTCTATTATTAAAAGATTAGTAGACGAAAAAGATCAACTTAGAGATAAAATTAGAAGTTTAGAAATGAAAGCTGATACAATAAAAGAATCTGAACTTAAGTCATATATAAAAAATCAAGTTATAACTAATTTAACTGAAGAAGAATCAGTTGAAGATATTAAAGCAAAAGCTGAGGCTCAGGCAGAATTAAATCGTGAATTAGAAAAAACTAAAGAACTAACAGTTGATGAAGCTATTGGAGATCTAGAATCAGATTATGAGGATGCAATGAAAATGAAAGATGATAGTGTAGAACAAAAAGCTAAAAAATTAAGACTAATTCAAAGAGAAAAAGAAAGAATTGAAAAAGAAATGAGAAGTGTTGTTAGAGATTATAAAAAATCTAAAGGTGCAGAAAAGCAAGGTTATTTAAATACATTAAAGGATTTAACTAAAAAGAGAAATTCATTAGAATCCTTAATAAGTAAATTAGATGTCTAAAAAAGATTACATATACATAATTATTATTTTAATTTTAAGTACGGTTGTTGTAAAATTTATTTTTATAGATAATCCTAAGTACATGGAAGACTATAATACTAAAATCGATGCTTTAAATTTGAAAATTGATTCTTTACATTCTGAAAATGATAAATTAATAACTAGTTTAGATTCATTAAATAATGAAATTTCAGAATTAGACGCTATATTAATTAGTTCAAAAAACACTATAAATAGAATTAAAAATGAAACCGATAAAGCACTTGATGCTGCTTATAATTTTACTAAGTCAGAACTTGACAAGTTTTTCTCAGACAGATATAGATACCTCTTCAGTGATTCTACAAGAAGTGGTGGCGAGGGAAGTAATTAAAGATTTAATTAAAGGGGATGCTGCTAACGATCAGTTAGAAGTGTTTGAAAAACAGGTAGAAACATTAGAATTAAAGGTAACTTTAAAGGATAGTGTTATAGCAAATTTACAACAGCAAATAACTAATTTAAATCAAATTGAGGAAGATAAAAATAAACAATTAGATTTATCAAAAGAATTATCTGAACAATTAAATAAAGATCTTAAAAAACAAAAAGCAAAGAATTTTTTACTTAAACTAACCAACACAGGTGTAGTTATTATAGCTGTTATTTTTACCCTACTATCTAATGGCAAATGATATTAAAAAAATTATTAGACAAGAGTATTTAAAATGTGCAAAAGATCCTGTACATTTTATGAAGAAATACTGTTACATCCAACACCCACAAAGAGGTAGAATACAATTTAATCTTTACCCATTTCAGGAAAAAGTATTAAAACTTGTTCAAGATAATCCATATTCTATTATTTTAAAATCTAGACAATTAGGTATTTCCACTTTAACAGCTGGCTTTTCATTATGGATGATGTTGTTTGGTAAAGATAAAAATATACTTTGTATAGCTACTAAGCAGGAAACTGCTAAAAATATGGTTACTAAGGTAAAATTTATGTATGATAATTTACCTTCATGGTTAAAAGTTAATGCTTTAGAAAACAATAAATTAACTTTAAGATTTGCTAATGGGTCTCAAATTAAAGCAGTTTCAGCTGCTAGTGATGCTGGTAGATCAGAAGCCGTATCCTTGCTGTTAATTGATGAGGCCGCCTTTATTGATCAAATTGGTGAGATTTGGGCTTCTGCTCAACAAACACTAGCTACTGGTGGGGGGTGTATTGCTTTAAGTACACCATATGGTACTGGTAATTGGTTTCATTCAACCTGGGTTAAGGCTGAATCTGGAGAAAATGATTTTTTACCTATTAGATTACCTTGGGATGTACATCCGGAAAGAGATCAAAATTGGAGAGATAGACAAGATGAATTACTAGGCGATCCTAGAATGGCAGCCCAGGAATGTGATTGTGATTTCAGTACCTCTGGGGATATTGTATTTTACTCTGAATATCTAGAATATTATGAAAAAACTTTTATTAAAAAACCTTTAGAAAGAAGAGGAATGGATGGTAATCTTTGGGTTTGGGAATCACCTGATTATACTAGAGATTATGTTGTAGTAGCAGATGTAGCTAGAGGTGACGGTAAAGATTATTCTGCTTTTCATGTTATTGACATTGCTAATAATGTTCAAGTAGCTGAATATAAAGGACAAATAGGTACCCAAGAATATGGTCATTTATTAGTAGGTATTGCTTCTGAATTTAATGAAGCCTTACTTGTAATTGAAAATGCTAATATAGGTTGGTCAACCATTCAAGTTGCTATAGATAGAAATTACCCTAATCTTTACTATTCTCCTAAATCAGATGTTTCACACAGTGAAACTTATTTTGACAAATATATGGATCATTCAAAAATGGTTCCTGGTTTTACTATGTCTACTAGAACTAGACCTATGGTGATAGGCAAATTTCAAGAATACATTTCAGATAAAGGTGTAACTATTCAGTCACAAAGATTAATAGAAGAAATGAAGGTTTTCGTTTGGCGTAATGGTAGACCAGAAGCTCAACCAGGTTATAATGATGATTTAGTTATGGCTTTTGGTATTGCAATGTTTGTAAGAGACACAACTTTAAAATTTAGACAAAAAGGAGTAGATGCAAGTAGGGCTGCGTTAGATAACATAGCTAATAATAGAGTTACTCATTTTGGAGGATATTCAAATCCGTTTGGAGCTTCAAAAGACAATCCTTATCTTGTAGATGATGGACATGGTAACAAAGAGGATGTAAGTTGGATACTCTAAATATATTTATAATAGA